GTTTATGAGAGAGAATTCACTGTATTAGGGCAACCAAAACCATTAGATCCAGATAAAGTAATAGCAACAAAAGGAGCTGATGGTAAATTTGTTCCTAGTGAATATGCCACTAATAATTTACCTCCAAAGATAGTCAATAGACTTAATGAAAGTGAAACTACACAGGCAACACTAAACAACGTTGTAGACTATACAGTAAAAAGTAGTCTACAACAAACATCTGCTGATGGTAAAGCTTCACCAGTAGATGTTGCAGATGCAAAAGGTGAGGGTGTACAAGATGATGGTCCAGCAAATGGTAATATTGATCAAACTGGTGGCAATAGTGCAGGAGAAAATGCTGGTGATGGATCATTAAATGCAACCCAGTTGACCTCATCATCTACCAACCAAGAAACAACCGATCTTGGTGGAAAGAAAGATTTAGTTTATCCAGAGGGTGCAAAAGGAAATGAATCTGATTATATCAAATTCACTGCTCTTAAGTATCTTCCATCATCATTGAATACTGGTGCTGGAGCTTTTGGTACAACATATAAACAAGGTTCTCCACTTGGACAAAGTGTACAACTTCCAATTCAAGGCGGCATTCAAGACTCGAATGCAGTTGGATGGAATGAAGATAATCTAAATGCCCTTCAAGCTGCTGGAGCAGAACTAGCAAAAGACACAATAGGCGAAGGATTCAGTGCTGGTGCAGATACCCTACTTAGACAAGCACAAACTATAGGTAAAGAAGGTGGCGCAGTAAAAAAAGCTATACAAGTTGGAATAGCTGGTCAAGCAGTTGGTTCTAACATCATTGGAAGAACTGAGAGGGCAATCTTTAACCCAAACACAGAACTGCTGTTCCAAGGTCCACAATTGAGAGCATTCTCGTTTAACTTCAAGATGACCCCAAGAGGTCCAAAAGAAGCCGAATCTGTAAAATCTATCATCAAGTTCTTCAAATTCCACATGGCACCAAAAACTAGTGATGCCAATCTGTTCTTAAAAGCACCAAATATTTTTAGAATTGAATACTTCCATAGAGGTCAACAACACACTGGTATAAATCTTATTAAGGACTGTGCTTTACAGTCATGTACTGTAAATTATACGCCTGACGGAACGTACATGTCTTATGAAGACGGTGCAATGTTCTCATATGATTTGCAACTGCAATTCATGGAACTTATTCCCGTATACGCTAAAGATTACAACGAGGGCGACGGCGCAAATCACCCAATCGGATACTGATAAATGGCAAATTATTTCACTCACGTTCCAAGTATTGCATATATCTCAAGAGATCTTGAGAATAATTCTTTGAATGACTACACAGTCACAAAGAACCTGTTCAAGCGTGCAAGAATACGAGACGATATCTTCCAAAATGTAAGTTACTTTAACAAGTACACCGTTGTAGGTGATGAGAGACCTGATCAGGTTGCAGAGAAGGTGTATGGAGATTCATCATTAGATTGGGTGGTTCTACTATCAAATAATGTCCATAATGTATATGAAGAATGGCCAAAGACACAGTATGCCTTTGATAAGCACCTTCTAGAAAAATATGGAGACTATGATACCTTGTATAACGGTATTCATCACTATGAAACTATAGAATCCAAATCAAGAAATGGATTTGTAATTGTTGAGGGGGGAGTAGAAGTTAATGAGGGATTTTTCAATGCTCCAGAATATGAGATTGAATTAGATCCTAACGTAATCCTTCCATCCGAAGTTCCAGGTATCTTTGCTGAAGCAACAGGAACATATGATCCAGTTACAGGTACGGTAAAAACTTTAACGATAACAAATCCAGGAACTGGATATACCGACATTGGTGAGGTATCATTTGCCGATCCACCAAATCCAAGACTCGCAACTCTAGACGTTGCTCTAAATGTCCCACCAGATGAGAGAGAAGTTGGTTCAATAACAATCATTGATGCTGGAACTGGATATACATATCAACCACTACTAGAGTTCAGTGATCCCCCACCAACAGTAACAGCAGTTCTTGAGGCAACTATTGGTGCTGGTGGGACAATTCAAAGCGTTGGAATTACATCTGCAGGGGACGGATACACATTTACCCCCACAATAACATTCCCACCTCCACCCAATATCATTGAGAGTGCAGTATTCGTCAATGATGGTAGTGCCACTGTTGATGGTGGTTTTGAAGGTTGGTACTTGCAACCAGCAGGTTCATACTACTACACCGCTCATGGTGCAAATTCCTACACTCAAGGAACCATTGAACAATATGAGATGAGTAGTGGTTTTGATCCAAACACTGCATCTCAAGTAAATGTACTAACTTTGAATACTGGTGGTCTTAACTTCACATATGCTACTGGTGTTGAGTTCAAACCAGATGGTACAAGAATGTATGTTACTGGTTTGACTAATTCAGGTAATAAAATTGCACAATATGATCTTAGCACCCCATGGGACATCCTTACAGCAACATTAGCAGGTAATGTTAGCTTCCCTGCTTTGGCAGGAGTTAGATTCCAGGATAATGGAGAGCATATGTATGTTCTCGATACTCAAGATCCCGATACTATTAAAAAGTATCAATGCACCGTAAATTGGGACATCACATCAATCTTCCCACTCCCAGTACAAACATCAAATATATCCATCATCTGCCAACCAACCGAATCATCTATTCGCGGATTCTCATTTAAAGATGATGGAACTAGAATGTATGTTAGTGGTACAGATAATAACTCAACGTTTGTGATCACACTAGGCACTGCCTGGGATCTCAGTTCATTGACGCTTCTTGGTGCTCTCAACGTTCAAAATGCCAGTGGTGACTCCACTCCATTGGACGTATTTACTAACCCATTTGAGACTTTATTCTTTATTGGTGGTTCAATCAATAGAAAGATATACACATATGATACTGATGTAACTGCTAAGGCAACTGCAACTGTGGGGGTTGGAACTAGAGCAGAAACTATTGTTGATATTACAGTCACAAAACCTGGATCTGGATATACAACCGCACCATTACCATCCGTAGTGATTCAACCCCCAATTCCACATAGAACAGCAAAGGGATATGTGACTATTACCAATGGTTCCGTGGATCAAGTTGTAATTCAAGACCGTGGTTACAACTATAGAACTGCACCAACTGCAACAATACAACCCCCACTAGCAGCAATCACCGCAAAAGGAACCATTAAAACAGAAAATGGAGAGGTCAAAGAGATTACTCTTACAGATCCTGGAAGAGGTTACAACTCCATGCCCGACATATTCTTCAGTAAACCAGGACCAACATATACCCCACAGGTAGATGAGGTATATGAAAGTAGTGGACAGGAATGGAAATTTGATGGATTCAACTGGAGGAAGAGAATTACATATGGCACAGTCTACTTCGATGAAGTAGCAAATGATTTAATTGAAATTAACGGAGCATTATCTTCCAAACCAGTGACTAATTATGAATATGAAGACAAAACAGAGAATGATAAGAGACAAATTTATGTCCTTAAGAAGGAATATCTCTCTATGTTGTTCAATGATCTAGAGGATATCATGCCATATAAAAAAGGATCTGGAGGTTATGTCTCCAGATCCCTTAAGAAGGGTGATAACCCTCGTTTGTACAACTAATACTTACTTAAAGAATAAGTTGAAGTACGCTGCTATGACCAAAAGAGTCAAGCAAAACTGATTGTACTTCATCAACTCTCAGCAAGTCGCTGGAAGTAAGAAAGAGCATCGTCATCACCATCATCCGAAGATGCTTTGGGGGTGATATCAGGTGCATTGAAGTCAGAACGAGGACCAAGATTGTCAAGTTCTTGCTTCAGATCTGCAGGAAGTTCAGACTCCTGTTGGCGGTTGCCAAAACTAGGAGAGAAGTTGCCGCGCATGTTGTCCTCATTTTGGACTTCCTCATCTTGGAGACGAGGAGTGCCCTTACGACCAAGAACGTAATCCAAACGGGTCTGGAGTTGCTCATAGGTCTTGAACTGATCAGCAGCAGTCATTGCAGCAAGAGAGTGCTGCGTCTTCCAGAGTGCTTCCAGAGCATCATCATCGTCCAGCAGTGCTGAAGGAGAGTCAAACTCAGACTTATCATAGTTCCAATAACCATCAACCTTACGAATCTTCAGTTTGAAGTTCGCACCTTGCCAGAAGTCAAAGGGGTTGATAGGAGTCTCATCTTCAAACTCAGGTTGCATTGCTGCCATGATCTTATCAAAGATCTTCTTACCAAACTTGAAGAGGAAGACGTTGCCATCATTTGCAGGATTGGCAGGATCCTTTACGACATAGATGTTCGCATAGTAAGAGAGTTTACGCTTTTGCTTGCGAACGATCTCCTTATCCTTATCATTACCACTGTTCCACAGGGTACGGTTGTATTCAGACACAGGATCTTTCTGACCAATGGTAGTCAGAGAGTTCTCAATATACCAACCGCCAGGACCTTGGAATCCGTGAGAGTACATCTTCACCCAGGGAAGATCTTCTCCATCAGGAGCGGGGAGGAATCGAATAACGGCATAACCGTTGCCCGTTTTATCCATTTCGGGCTTCCAAAGACGATCATCACCGCCGCTGGAATTGCTATTCATCTTCTCAACTTCTTTGACCAGTTTTTGAGTCAAAGAACCAAGAGAGGACTGTTTCTTAAGATTTGCGAAAGACATTAGATTACCTCGGATTTGTTTGTATTCGGCTTGTGTGTACCCATAGGGCACTTGCGGCGAGTACGGACCTATAATAGTGCAAGTGCCCGTGGTTGTCAAACTTCTTTTTCTTCTACCTGTTCCTTCATGTGACCTACCAACTTCTCCATGTTACTGAAGATCATGTTCATATCAGCATTTTCTGGCATACCAAGCATGGCTGCAGACTTGACAATATTTGATTTCATCTTCTGTGCCTCTGGATCATCAGATAACGACAATCTGGCATAAAGGACTTTTTGCTTGTCAATCAGTTGTGACAGAAGATCAACATGTGCCAACTTATCTTCCTTATTCATCTGATAAAAACTGAACATGTTTTTATACAGTTTTTCTTGGAGATCGTTAATATGGACAATTTCTGCCCGCACCACATCTGAGTCAAAAAATGTCATAAAACACAGTCCTTTAAAATTTTACGAAATTTGAATATATCGATATTTAGGAACGAATCATACTTCTTAATATTTTTAGATACTTGCTCCCAAACAGGATCTTGCAGTTTTTTGTCAAAATCCTTACTAAACTGAAATATACGATTATAGATAACCAACGTCTCAATACAAATATCACCACTTAGATGTTTTTTGAGAAGGGGTGGGTGACCAGACTTGCAGTCAAAAACATCGTCAACTCCATATTCACTAAACAAGTCAGTAGACTCATTTTTGAAGATATAACTCAACGACTCATTGCGCTTCTTCCACGAATTGTATGTAGATTCTCCCTCACGGATAAGTTGCCCAATCCACATGGCACTAGCATCCGTAGATTCAACAAAATTTGACACAAAAAAGTTAACGACCTCTTGATCATTCTTTTGACGACTCATCTTCTCAAACCAATAACGATCCTTCCTCTTATAGAAGGACTGTAGAGAGGCACGAGTCTTGCCATTATATCTGTGGTAGTCGTATTTATCTTTTGTGAAGTGATTCTTCAATCCCAGATAAGTTTTATACACGTCAAAGGGAGTCATTTTAACAAAAAGGGTTTTCACGAAATTTTCCCCGCGATAAATTTTCCGACTTTTTCTGAATTAAAAGATCAATTTCGCCCTGGAGGTTCGCTTAAGGAAGTTCAACTCCATTGCATCATACTTTATCTTCTCCTTCAAAGGTTTGGAGATGAGTTTAGGAACTGACTCTAAGTCAATACCATTACACTCACAAAAGTAAATGATGGCATCAATGTAATTCATTTCCTTATTGTCTCTCACTAAGTATTCAATCTCTTGAGCAAACTTAGTGGGACAAAAAAACTTCTTCTCCAGTACCTTTTCAAATTCATCTTCTGCTTTACTGGGCATAGGTCTCCAGTTTGTAGTTAAGAAATTCTCTAATGTACTCTTGTAGTAGCTTGATGTACTTGGTTTTGTCGCGCTCTTCATAAACAACACACTCTCCATTTTCACATGCCATAATAATGACAAGTTTTTTTACTGATATACCAGTGAGTTCATAGAGCATACACCCATACGCCATGCACTGAACAAAGTAGTGTTCAATCCACTCTACTGGTTTTGGTTTTTTTGAGGTCTTAAAATCAATAATTGCCAACTCGCCGTCGAATTCGGCAATACAGTCTACGGTTCCAGCTACACCAAGAACCTTACTATATAGAGAACTTTCTAGAGCGTGAATATTATCAATCTTGTTTAACTCTGGTTTAGCAATCTTAAAAAGATAGTCTGATAACGGTTGAACTTCAGGGAGACCTTCATTCTTTAGGTAACACTCCGTAAGAGTGTGCATGTCTGTACCACGACTAGTCGCTTGTCTAGTAATTCGATCCGCAGTCGCTTCACCAACCTTCTTACGCCACTTAGCAAAGAAGGCACGGTTCTTATGACTAGTAACAGAAGTGATGGATACCAGTTTCAGTAACTCATCAGCATCTGGCACTTGATAGTAACGGACTCCATCAATAGTCTCCCTGCTAAGGGCAGGGAGATCCAGATCAACATGATTAAACATCAAAAACCTAATTCGTGTTTTGCAAAAAGATATTCCTTACAGAGACCAGAACGGACAATATCATCAAGACCAAACTCAATGATGTCAAACGATGGCATTACCCTAAGAATCTTCATGAAGTCGATGATACCATTCCTCTCATTGGTTTTTTGCAAGTCGGTTTGAGTTGCATCACCACAGAAACAAATTTTGGTGTTATCACCTGCCCTTGTAATTATACTATCAAGTTCATGAAAATTCAAGTTTTGGAATTCATCAACGATAATAATTGCTTTATCAAGGGTGGTTCCTCTGAGGAATGAGGTAGACCAGAAGCTTACAGTACCCTGAGTCTTCAAGTTACCATACAGCATCTCAAAGTCAGCATCAGTTGCCATCTGGAACATGTACTTGACCATGTTCTTGTAAGGGATCTGATAGATATCTGCCTTATCCTCATGAGTTCCAGGCAGGAACCCAATCTCTCTAGTTGCTACCAGAGAACGTACAATATAGATCTTCTCGTATGGTGTGTTCTCATCAAGAACATCTCTAAGGGCATTATAGAATGTAATAAAAGTCTTACCCGTTCCTGCTGCACCATAAGCGACAATGTTTTTATCATCGTCAAAAGAGTCGTACAGTTTTGACTGATTGTCAGTCAGAGGATCAATCTCCAAAAGGAATTCGGAGTTGATTGGTTTGCGCCTCTTCATTTGTTTGGCGGTCATGCCAACACCGATTGGTTGTAGGTCAGACTTTCTTTTTCTTGCCATACGGGTAAATCTTGGGTAGGTTGACTGTTATTTAGAACGTGATGCCACAAATACATCGCAGCACCAGCAGCTGTTCCCCCATCATGTGCAATAGGGTCGATGTAGAAGTTTATGTGAGGGAATTCTTTGGCGTACTCATAGTTATTAACACAGTTTAAAAAATATCCACCAGAGAGCACTACGTTTTTCGTTTCGACTTTCTCAAGAAGGGATCGAATAAGACGAATAGTGTGCTTTCTAGTTTCATTCTGTGCTTTTTTAGTTAAGTTTGCAATGAGATCAAAATCAAATTCTGGGTTGTAATACTCCGCAGGATCTAACGTTGGATCATCATAACATCGCCTATAACTATTTAATATAGTTTGATTGTCTGTGACCCAAGTATCGGAACTTTCGTCATAAACAAACCAATCTTTGGTACATGCCTTGTCAGCATCACCGTAAGGTGAGATGCCCATTAACTTACCAGCACTAGAGAATCCAGTAATCTGCATGATACTGTTAAAGATCCACCCACAACTGGCAGTTGCTGATAGTACATACTTATCATCAACTACAACAGGTTTAGATTGAGTTTTAAAACAATCTCCTTGTGGAGTGTATACCTGCTTAACAAGTTCCACTTCACCACCAGA